ACCGTTGCACCAAACGTCTCTATATTAGACCCAGTATTAGCAGAAATAGTAAATAGATGGTTTGGGTCAGACAATTGCAAGACGTTTGATTGTTTTGCGGGGGATAGTGTTTTTGGGTACGTGTCTGACTATTTAGGGAATACATTCACAGGCATAGAGTTGAGGAAAGAGCAAACAGACTTAAACAACAAAAGACTGAGCGGGACAAATAGCAAATATATTTGTGATGATGGGCAAAATGTATTAAAGCACATAGGGGAAAACAGCCAAGACTTATTATTCAGTTGCCCTCCTTATTTTGATTTGGAGGTTTATTCTAATTTGGACAACGATGCAAGTAACCAAAAAGAATATAGCAGCTTTATAAAAATACTAGACAACGCTTTTTCCGATGCTATAAAATGTTTAAAAAATAATCGATTTGCAGTTATAGCGGTAGGTGATATAAGGGACAAGCAAGGGTTTTATTATAGATTCGTTGGCCACATAAAGGATATATTTGAAGCTAATGGCACAAATTTATATAATGAGTTGATATTGGTCGAACAGTCTGGGACGGCTGCCATGAGGGCTGAACGTATAATGGGTAATCGCAAGGTAGTCAAAACACATCAAAATATATTAGTGTTTTACAAGGGCAACCCAAAAGAGATTAAAAACATATTCCCTAAATTAGACTTCACAGATATGGAACAGAATGAAAGCCCAAATATATAATTTCACTGATTGGATAGATGAAACCGACCCAGAGACAATCAAAAGGCGATTTGATTGGTTGTTAGTTTCTTCTGGCTTTGGGGTATTATCGTTCAGCGAACACTACTTTAAACCTTATGGGTATAGCTCATTATATTTGTTGTCCGAAAGCCATTTGGCTATCCATACATTCCCAGAAGAGGGACAAACATATATCGAACTTTCAAGTTGTGTTAATAAACCATACAGAAGATTTTTATCTTTATACGTGAAAAACTCCGAGGTGTTCAATGGCTAAAGTAGGAAGACCTAAAAAGATTGACAAAATAGACTTAATAGAGGTTGGTAAGTTAGCAGCATTAGGATTAACTGATGTTGAAATAGCTGAATGGTTGGGAATAAATAGGTCAACATTAAGCAGATATAAGAAAGAAGAGTCCCAGTTTAAGGACACCATAAAAAAAGGTAAGGCTCAAGCTGACATGAATGTGGTTAAAAGTTTGTACAAAAGAGCCACAGAAGATAGAGACACAACAGCTATGATATTCTGGTTAAAGAATAGAAGAGTCAAAGATTGGAGAGACAAAAGAGATATTGAACATTCTGGCAATATAGAACATACAGAGCTAACAACAGAAGAACGAGCTGAGAGAATCAAACAATTAAAGTATAAACTTGATAACTAATGATGAAATACATGAACTTGAAAGATTATTAGAGTTAGATAAAATAGATGAAGCAAGGGAAGACTTCTGGTCTTTCTGTACTTATATGGATGTTCTTTTTTTTAATGAAGGTAAGCAACACTTAAAAACAGTGGCTAATGCTTTACAGCAAGTTTCAGAAGGTGATATTAAGAAATTAATGGTATCAATGCCTCCGAGAGCTGGAAAGTCTTACATTGTATCTATGTGGAATGCTTGGAGTATTGGAAGAGATTCAAAGGCTTCATTTATGCGAAACACTTACGGTTATTCTTTAGCTCAGAAATTCAGTTATGATGTCCGAGCAATAGTACAAAAAGAATTATTCTTGAATGTGTTTCCAGAAGTGAGATTAAAAGGAGATAAGAAAGCCGTTGACGATTGGGCTATTGAAGGAAGCGAGCAATCAAGTTACTTTTGTGCTGGAATAGGTGGTGCAATAACTGGAAAAGGCTGCAGAACAGCAGCTATATTAGATGACCCTATTAAAAACCTTGAAGATGCACTATCTGAGACAATGTTAGATAAAACTTGGAGTTGGTATATGTCAACCCATAAATCAAGGATGGAAAAGGATTGTCCAGAGATTCACATTGCTACACGTTGGAGCAAGAAAGATCCGATAGGCATGTTGTTAGACTTGGAAAGTGAGAAATGGACTCAGATAGTAATACCCGCTTTAATTGATGGGAAATCTTTTTGCGAAGAGATTAAAACAACTGAAGAATATTTAGAAACTAAAAATCTATTAGATGAGTCAATTTGGGAATCTGAATATATGCAAAAACCAGTCGAATCAAAAGGACTGTTATTCCCTATTGATTCATTAAATAGATTTGCATTAAAAGAGCTACATGATACAAGTGATTTTGTTGGCTATGTCGATACAGCAGATGAAGGTACAGACAATTTGTGTTCTATTATCGGAGCTACTAAAGGCGAAAATGTCTATTTAGTTGATGTTATATTTACACAAGATCCGATTGAAGTCACTGAGGCTTTAGTAGCAGAACAAGTAATTAAATACGCACCTTATAAGACAATTACAGAATCAAATTTCGGTGGTAAGTCTTTCGCTAAGAATGTAAAAGAGATTATTAAAAGACACAATGATAATATTAGAATTGAAAGTAAAAAGGAACCGTTAAACAGAACCATTGTTAAATGGAAAGCTAATACTCAAAACAAAGAAACAAGAATTTTAATGAAGTCTGGACAGATTAAGAAATACTTCCACTTTAGAAATGATTATAAAATAGGAAGTGATTATGACAGATATATGAGAGAATTAACTGGATATGTGAAGATGGGAAAGAACAAGAAAGATGACGCACCAGACGCAACTACTGGATTAGCCGATATGGTATTTATAAAGAAGATAGGATTTTTAACTTGACTGAGCTTATTAAAATAATAGAGAAGATTTTCCAATTGAAAACACCTATGAGTTTAACTATCAATTTTGATGGGAATGGGAACTACAAATTAAAAAGCGAGCTTGGAGACAAGGCAATAAATAAGATTATAAAGTAACACAAAATTAAATAAGCAACATTTATTAAAAAAAATACGGTAATCAATAAAAAGACCCGGTATTTCATAAAGAAATATCGGGTTTTTTGTTTTTAGGAAAGAATATGTATATAACCGAAAATATGATCCAAAAAATGATGGTAACACTTGGAGCTATTGACAATAAATCTATCATTATCAAGGATTTAATAGAAAAAGATAAGGTAAGCCTTGAAAAGATTGCAATGCAGAATGGTGTTGATTACTATTTGGGTAAGCAAGATATTTTAGACCATTCTTTCCAAAAATACACCGTGAACGGCGTTGAATATACAGATGACAATAAGTCTAACAATCAAATAGTTCATACATACCATAAACTATTGGTAGATCAGAAAACTGGCTATATAGTGGGTAATCCAACGGCGATAGTAGTGGACCCAGAAACAGAGGGAGTAAGTGATATATTAGGTGCTAACTTCCAAGATAAGTTAAATGATTGGGTTATCGGTGCAAGTAATCAAGGCGTTGAATTTATGCACCCTTATTATGATGTTAAAGGACTGTTTAAGTTTACTATAATTTCAGCACTTGAATTAATACCTATCTATGATGCTAACTATGAAGCTGAGATTGTCGAAATGATACGATACTATCCAGTTGACTTTATAAACTCAGATGGTGTTACCGAGTCAAGGAATAGGGTTGAATGGTGGACTGCGAATGATGTGTCTTATTATATTGAATTAGAAGATAGGAGATACATTCCAGACCCCGAAGTCGAGGAAGAACAAGGTCACTGGAGTTCAATAAATTCATCTTCAAAAATTAAAGAACAAAAAAGCTGGGGTAAAGTTCCCTTCATAGCTCTATATAATAATTCTAATCAAACGACAGATTTACAACCGATTAAAACTCAGATAGATGACTATGATTTTAACGTGTCTGATTTTTCCAATAACTTAGCAGATTTACAAGATGCTATTTGGGTATTAAAAGGATATGAAGGAACTAATTTAGCAGAATTTCAAAGGAACCTAAAGAAATTCAAGGCTATAAATGTTGGCGAGGATGGTACAGTTGATGCGAAGTTATTAGAAATACCAAAAGAAGCACGCGACAGCTTACTAGATAGAAATGTTCAAGATATATACACGTTCGGGATGGGTGTGAATATGAGAACTGATAAATTTGGAGACTCTCCAAGTGGAATAGCATTACAGTTCCTATTCTCAAATTTAGTATTAAAAGTTAAGCCTTTAGAACGGAAATTACAGACAGCACTCCAAGAATTAGTATGGTTCGTACTGCAACATTTAGGGAAAGAAGCAAAAGTAAAATTTATCTTTGATTATTCAATGCCAATAAACGAAACTGAGATAATTAAAAACTTAGAAATATCAGATATGCCTCCAGAGGAATATTTTGCAAAACATCCTTATATCCAAGATTATGAAGCGGCTTTGGAGTGGAAAAAGAAAGAAGATGAAAACAATATAGATTTAACAGATAATAACCAATAAAAAGGAATGAAATGACAAAATCTTATGATTTACTAAAAAAAGCAAAAGACTCAATGGATGAATTGATAGACCATGCATCTTTCCACGGCTCGGCAATAGAGCTTTACCCGCCATTAGATGGCGATGATTACGCAGATAAATACTTTGCTCTACACGAGGAAATAAAAAAGCATTTAGAAGATAATGTTGAATGAGTATAAACACAGATATAGAAAACAAAATGAAAACCGGTTTAAAATCAGTAAACCGATTATTAAGCAAAAAAGAAATTGAATTGATTGAACTATACAAAATATCGTTAAAAGAAATTAAGCAAGATTTGGCAAACTTATATGAAAAGATAGGTAATACTCCGAGCCTTGCGGATGGTAGGAAATATAACAGACTTTCTAACATGGCTAAGAGTGTTCAATCTCAGTTAACATTACTTGGTAATCAGTCTAAAAGCCTTATAACTGATGGTATAAAGAGTTCGTTTAGCGAGACGTATAATATTAGTGGGTATGCATTAGAGAGTGGCTTAGGAATCAATTTAGGATTTACAGCACTACCACAAGATGCAATGACTGCAAAGGCTTTGTTAGATGGGGTTGTCAACCATAAAATATTTGGGATAGTTGACGGTAAAAGAGTGATCATAGGTTCTGAGAACGTTGATCCTTTTAATCTAATAAACTGGAAAGATTCAGCAAAAGAAACTATTAGCGGTTTCAACAAAAAAGTCAAGCAAGCAATTACCAAAGGATTTATTAAGGGTGATTCTTACCAACAAATAGCTAAAGAACTTGGGTCAATTGGTGGCAAAAATGCAAGCCAAATGATGAGGATATTAAGAACAGAAGGTGGCAGAGCTTCAAGCAAAGGATATTTACGTGCTGAATCTGAGGTTGAAAGTGCAGCCGCTAACTTAGGATTAGGGATAAATAACAAATGGGTTGCTACATTAGACTCTAAGACACGAGATACACATCAATCTTTAGATGGTACTTTGGGAGACAAAGAAGGTTTGTTTTATAGCGGTGGTGGTAATGCAGAAGCTCCAAGAATGTTTGGAATAGCATCCGAGGATATAAATTGTAGATGCACCCTCGTTCCAGAAGTTGAAGGAATGGAAAACGGTAAGTATAGAAAAGCACGTGATTCGCAAGGGAAAAGTGTTTTAGTCAAGAACCAGAATTATAAAGAATGGAGTGAGTCCAAAAAAATAAGGACGGCTGTATGAAAGTAAAATATAAACAACTAAAAGGCAGTAGGTTCACTAAGAATTTCAGAAGCATATGGAAAGAGGAAGATTATAGCCACGTTAAAGATTGTAATAGCGTGAGAGCCTTTAGGAGAGAGTTAAAGAAGTTACCCAAAGGCGTTGAATATATTCTGTTAAACTTATGGCAAAATTACGATGCTTATGGGGTTGGGGGTGCTAAATGATACACGTATCTCTTGATTTACTAATGTATGCAATATTTATAAATTACAATGAAATGATAAATAATCAAAAATATCAATCAAACTAAGGAGTTATTCAATGGCTGAAGTTATTGGAAGCGAAAAAGTTTCGGAAGAAACAAAGAAAGCGGAAGTAGTAGAAACTACTCCCAAATATACACCCGCAGAGACAGACATTTATCTAAAGAAATTAAGGTCTGAGAATGAAAAGTTAAGGAAAGATAGCGATAAGAAATTAGAGCAAGAAAAAGAAGCAAACAAGTTGATACTTGAAGAGCAAGGGAAGTATAAAGAATTATACGAAACAACCCTAAGGGAAGCAGAAGCAACCAAGGCTACAATTAATAGTATTAACAAGAAAAATGCTCTGATGGTAGCTTTAAGAGACTCAGAGGCTAACCACCCAGAACTATTAGAATCACTATTTAAGAAAGATGGTGAATATAATTTTGAATTAGACGGTGGTAAGATAGCAGATTGGGAAAATTTATTGAGTCCAGTAAAAGAAAAATATAAAACAGAATTTGGAACAAACGTAATTGTAGGCGCTGATCCGAGCAAAGGAAACGATAGCAAAGATTTGTTCACGAAAAGCCAGTTGGATAAAATGACTGACAAGGAATGGAATGCACCAGAAAATTATGACAAAGTCCAATTATCAATAAAAAACATAGGATAAAAAATGAACAATTTTAATTTAAGAATTTTGAGGACAACATTCACAAAAGCCCTCGAAGACAAACTTCAATTCGCGCAACTAGCGAATAACTCATTTTCTGGTGAAATTAACCAAAAAAATGATGTAGTAAAAATGTTACAAGTAGGTGATATTGATATAAGCGATTATGCTGATGGAACGGATATATCTTGGCAAGATTTAACTGACACGCAGTTAGAGATAATTGCAGATCAAGATAAATCGTTCTCTTATGCTTTAGATACTTTAGAGTACAATAACCAAAAAACTGGTATCTTAGGCGAAGCCGCGCGGAAAGCAGCTTACCAAGTAAATAAAACAGTGGATAGTGCATTAGCTGCATTGTATGCGAGTTGCTTACTTACCAATACAACTTATACAGATGCAAGTCCTTTAAACATGAACTCGTTAAACATTGAAGATGCTGTTCTGGACATGACTGAGAGATTCGCAGATGCTGGGATTGACCGAGACATAAGAAAAACTATGGTAGTGCCTCCTTGGTTTTCATCTAAAATGGCATTAGCTGGTATTAGCTCGAAAACAGATAACTCAGCATTATATTCAAGTGGCTATTTAGCAACTGCTTTAGGCTGGGATTTTATAGAGTCTAACAACGTTTCAATCGGTACAGCATCGACTGGCGCACAGACTCGTATAATGTGTCTGGTACCTGGACAATCTTTGGGATTTGCGGGCGCAGTAAGTCACATAGCATCGACAGAAATCGAATTACAAATTGGTAAAACTGGTGTGAAAGGTCGTTATGTCTATGGTAAAAAAGTAGTAAGACCAGATATGAGTGGAACCATTTATGCAGACAAAACAGCTGAAGCATAATGAATAGAGAGAATGCAATATACAAAAAGTTATTAAATATTGAGAGCTTGCTTACAAATGTAAGCTCCCAAGATTTATCAGAAGAAAACGAAAAGTTAAAAGCTCACATAAAAGAGTCCAATAGATTGAATGGACAATTAAAGGGCGAAATAACAAGATTAAAAAATAAAAATGGAGTCAAATAATGGCAGTTACAACAATAACACCTACAAGGCTTGTTTCAGATACTGGAGTTGTAATCACTCCTGGAGCTGGTACAGCAATTAACACATCTAATAGTATGGTTTTTGCATACCCAAAAGATGGTGAACTTTTAATTACTATTGATTCAAATCACGCTTCAACAGTTGCAACAGTTGCCGCTGGTTATGGTATCAATGCACAAACAGATACTTATGCAGTGGGTGACACAATAGAACACCTTATTGTAATAGGTGCAAGTTCAAAGTTCAAGAACTCAGATGGAAATATATCCATCACATGGGCAACAAATTCAGCTGGTTTTGTAACAGCGTGGTATTTACCAACGAGTAATACTTAATAGGTATAAAAATGGCTCTAATAACGAAATCAGAAGTTAAAGCAAGGATAGGGATTAGTGATACAAGTCAAGATGACTTTATCGATGCTATGATATTAGATCTAAGGGGTTGGTTAGTGGGTTATTTAAACAACCCATTTACTAATCCCAATTTATATTATAGCTCGGATTCATTGTCTTTTTCTGGCAAAACCATTTCAGATTCAGACTCAGCACTTGTAACTGAGGGCTTTGTTGCGGATATGGACATTTATATCATAAATTCACAAAGTAACAACGGCCATTATATTATAGATACTATTACAGCTGGTGCGTTAACTGTTTTGGATTCTATTTTTACGATAGAAGCGGCTGGGAGTGCAAGCCCGTTAATATATCAAGTCCAATTTCCAGATGGGTTAAAATCAATTGTCTCCAACATGATACGTTGGCAAATGAATCAGCAAATGAATCAAAACATAGAAAGTGAAAAAGTAGGTAATTATTCGATTAGTTATTTAGCCCCTACAGATTCAACTGGGTCCTATCCAGATTCAATAATGAAATCGTTAAGCCAATATAGGAGAGCTTCTTTTGTTAAGTGATTTTTACACATCGAATATAACTCGTAAAGTTGTGGTTCTAACGAATGGCACGCACAGTAGGAATAGCGTGAAGAGTTGGGCATCAAGTGGAACGTTCTCAGCAAGGATAGAGCAACTAAGCGGGCGAGAAGTCATTTATGACGAGTCCAAGAAACCTTTAGAAACACATAGAGGTTATTGTGCTTCAACCGTCACTGTTGCTTATGTCGATAGATGGAACGATGGAACAAACACATTCAAAATAACACGTGTCAATTTAGTAGAGAACAGAACAAGCTCACACCATTATGAAATCGGATTGCTACTTGTCTAAATGGAAAACAAATATAATTGTTAATAAATATGAGTCCAAAGCAGATAGTGCATTAAAGGTTGTTGGCGGGTTCTTAGCTGGTAGAGCGAAAGAGTTAACCCCTCGTATATCTTCAAGGCTTATTAACTCTATTTCATGGGCCGTCAAAGGCGGAAGTCCACAAGATATGAACGATCAAGGTGGTGAACAAAAAGCTAAGGCTAAAGAAGGTGTTCGCATCCCGACAAATAGTTTTTCTGTTAATGTTGGCACGTCTGTTAACTATGCTGAATATGTCGAATTTGGGACATACAGAACACATAAGAGCGGTTCTAAGAAGTCAACATCTAAGGGCGGTAAAGCACAAGCATTCTTACGGTTGGCATTATTCTCGAATAAAGCTAATATAATGAGATTATTAAAAGGTGAGTTGAAAAAATGACGGCACACGCAGAATTAGCAGCAAGTATATATGCAAAACTTTCATCTACTGGCGACTTTAATACAGCCGTGGATGGTCGGATTTATTACGCACGTACAGAAGATTCTCCAATATTCCCTTATTGTGTTTACTCTTTTTATGCCGATAACTACTCAATAGATAGTGGCAATGAGTGGGAGGAAACTTACATCCAGTTTTCTTTATATGATGAAAACGCAGAATCTGACAATATTGACTTAATGGAGAGTTATTTAATTGACTTATTAAAAACAACGTTAACATTTACAAATTACACGCAGATAAGATTACAAAGAGGGAGCAAACGTTTCCACCAAACAGAAGATGACAAGTGGAACACGATAATAGAATACAGAATAGAAATTGAACATAATTAAGGAGAAATAAAATGGCAAAAATTAGCGGAGCAAGCGGAACAGCTACATTTGGAGAGACTTTAACGGCGATTACTGGATGGTCTTGTGATGTTGCTGGTGAGGTTATTGACACGACTGATTCTGGAGATTCAACTTGGAAAACATTCTTAGGCAACGGATGGACATCTTGGAGTGGAACTTTTGAAGGATTTGCGATAGCTGGAGTATCAGATTTAACAATTGGCGGGACTGCAGCAGCTTTATCTTTAGTAGCTGGTGCGACTGACAATTACAGCGGTAGTGCAATTCTTACTGGCGTTTCAACGGTTGCAGATGTACCTGGAACCGAAGCGGTAAAGAAATCTTATACATTTCAAGGAACTGGAACATTAACCCAAGCAACATCTTAGGAGGTTATAATGGCTAAAGTTAGTGGTGAAGATGGGAAAGTAATTGTTGGAACGGGAACGGGAACTATTACTAATGCAACTGGAACGACTACTATTGTGGTAGTGAATAACACAATAGTCAATGTCGGGGATAGGATTTTAATTGAAGACGTTGTGGGTATGACGGATATAAATGGAGAACATACTATAACTGCAATAGATGCAGGCGTATCTTTTTCTATTTTAATACCGACAACTGCACAAACATACGTAAGCGGTGGTAGTGCTATACTATGCGTCTCAATTACTGGATGGTCTTTAGACTTAGCAAGCGAAGTGATAAATACAACAGATTCAAGTAATTCAACGTGGAATGCTTTCATTTCAAATGATTGGACTGGTGGCACTGGAACTTTCGAGGGGTTCTTCGAGGGTGGTGTTACTGATTTGGTTATTGGAGACTCATACCCTTTGGTATTGAGACTAAGTGGTGCTATTTATTACACTGGAACTGGTATAATCACGGGCAATAGTACAACGGTTGACGTGCCTGGAACCGAAGCGGTTAAGAAGTCATATACGTTCACGGTTACTGACTCAGAAACTTTGACAACTGCATGAGAAAACAGCTAAAAATAGAACTATTAAATAAAGATGTTATTCTAAGTGAAAGAAATACAAATGATGTCTTTGCATTATCGGATTTTTCAACTGAGGGTGAATTGACTTTTGTCAAGGCCCTCAGAATATCCGCTATTTTAGTTAATCAATCTTTGGAACTTTGGTTTGAATCGTTCGGGTTTTTTAAAAGGTTTTTTTTGAAACGTGAATTTTCTGTTAGGAAACTATTAAAGAAATTGACTCCTAAAGAAATTACTGAGCTTGCTAATCAGATAAATGAGATAGAAGGTGTAAAAAAAAAGACGAAGGCAAAGCGAAAGGTAAAGGAATAAGCCGCGATGTTTCAAAAGAACTTATATGTCATTTTTTTCACATCCCTTTTGATGAGGTTGAAAATTTACCAATTACAGAATATAGAAAAAGGATTAACGGTGCTATGAATTTGATGAACGGATACCGCCAAGGTGATTTTAATCTAATGAGCGAAGAGGATGAAGCAATTAGCATAAAACAAGAATATGAAGAAGCAATGAGACGAGGAAAAGTAAATGTCTAAAGAAAAGATAGGTTCTCTTTACGTTGAAGTTGAAACTGAGACAACAAAACTTAAAAATGGATTAAAAAAAACAGAAAGTAGCTCTAAATTAGCTGGTAAAAAAGCTGGTAAAAGTTTCGGAACTGGTTTTAGTTCATCCTTAGGCTCGATGCTGAAATTTGGTGGCATAACTGCTATGTTCGCGGTTATTGCGGTTGCAATTCGTAAAGCCTCTAAAACTATTTTAGACTTAGATAAAGGTCTTAGAAATGTTAACACCATCATTAGAGTAACTGACAAAGAATTAAAAGGCTTTGGCAAAACAATAATGTCTATCAGAAGCACAACTGGCAAAACTACAGAAGAGCTTACAGATGGGTTTTATCAGTTAGTTTCTGCGGGCGTTGCAGCTGCAGATTCAATGGAGTTCTTAGGGGTTGCGGCTAAGGCTGGTATCGCTGGCTTAACGGATACTAAAACCTCAGTAGATGGTTTAACCACCGTAATAAATGCATGGGGGATGAGTTCAGAAGATGCTGGTGAAGTTGCTGACAAAATGTTCAAAACTGTTGAACTCGGTAAAACTACATTTGGTGAGATAGCAGCATCAATCTCAATGGTGGCACCTTTAGCCGCTGCAGTTGGAGTTTCATTTGATGAGGTCTCTGGTGCAGTTGCTCAATTAACATCACAAGGAACACCAACAAGCGTTGCAATGACACAGATCGCAAGTGCAATAAACGGTTTGAACAAAGAGTTGGGGGACGGTTGGTCTGAGACTCGGACGCTTCAATCTGCGATGGTTGAAATGTTTGAAAAGACTGGCGGTAGTGCTACGAAGTTACAAGAAGCATTTGGAAGGAAAGAGGGTGTTCTGGCGGTGTTAGCTATGGCGGGTGTAAACGCAGAAAAGACAGCGGATAAGCTCAATAAAGTTGGCGATGCGATGGGAAGTTTTGGAACTGCTTTCGCAGAACAATCTAAAAGCATTGAGTTCAAAATAAATAGATTATCAGTTGCAATGGACGGACTGTCGGTTTCACTTATAGATAATTTCTCAAATTCTATTACTTGGTTAGTTGAAAACTTTACGGGTGGACTTGATATATTAACTGGTAGGGCTTCAGATGCTAGACGACAATTAGAATCTATTGTTAATGAAGATTTTATAACAGCCTTTGAAATCCAATATAAAGATTCTGAAATTGATTTTTTGATTAAAAGACTCGATGAAATAGGCGATAAAACATTTCCATTATTGAGTATGCCTAGGCTTTTAAGTGACGATGAAGCGGCTAAATTGTCTAGATTAAGCGCCGAAGCGGAAGCAATAAGAAACGTTATGAGTGGCACGGTTACAGCTAAAGTAAATATTGCAGTTGGATTTGACAAGAAGACTATAACTAATGAAATAAGCTTGATCCAAATTGAAATAGATAAATTAAAAAGCGTTGAAATTAAAACAGACTTTGAGACTACAAGTTTAGACAATCTCAAAGTAAAATTGAGCGAAGCAAAGGAAAGGTTAGACGCTGTCAATTCTGATGCAGTGAAAATTATTAGTAAAGACTTCAAGGTCGCAGTAGGTTCCGTAACCAATTTAACGGACAAATTAGCTGAATTAGATTTACAATTACAAGGCTCGGTTGCACCAGAAGCTATATTGAGACTCCAAGACGAAATTAAAGAAACTATTGCTCAATTGGATGAAGCTGAATTAAAGATTCTTAATTTACGTGGCGATGGTGTTTCTTTCGATAACATAAAACCAATGGCACCAGATACCACAATGGATGATAGTGGTACACAAGCTGAAATGGATGCTTTTGATGAAGAACAAGAAACTCCTACTCCTAATTTAGACCCCGAAAAGTTCCAAGAAGATTTGGGAATAATGGAAAGTTCATATAACAATTTTTGGGCTAACTTAGCTGATACAAATACAACCTTTTCGGAGAAATTAAAAAACGGTTGGGATTTATTAGCTTCGAGTTTCTCCCAAATGGTTGGGGACTTAGTTAAAACGTGGATAATAGGATTATTTACACAACAAGTGGCTGCAAAAGCTGGTGAAGCTACAGCCATTGTGTCAGCACAAGTTACGGGAACAGCAGTTGCGGCGGCATGGGCAACGCCAGCAGCATTAGCAAGTATAGCAACTTTTGGAGCGGCGGCAGCAACTGGAACGGCTGCATTGGCGGCTGGGGTAGGTGCAGCACAAGGGCTTATTGCAGCACACGATGGCGGTACTTTTGAAAACGGCAAAAAAGTTGCATCGTTTGCCGGTGGTGGTGATTTTATCGTGCCAAGCGGTTACTCAAATGACTCTTTCCCTATGATGGTAGAAAGTGGTGAACGTGTCCAAGTTACACCAAGTAATAAAGTAGGGCAAACGGATAAATTATTAGGTGATGTTTTAGGCTCAATCCAAGCTATGAATATGAGTATGCAAAAAAACAGACCACAAGCACCAAGCGTTAATCTAACATTAGATGCAGATGGTTTTACGGAAAGACAAATAAATCCAGCAATTGAAAGACTAAGCAAAGCGAAAACGAAAAATTATGAGTTTTAGAATAGAATTGTCATATAGTGCTGGTAGTTATTTTGTGACTGATTATTTGGTGGAGTCCTCAAAAATACCTTTAACCCAAAGAAATTTTGATTATGGAATTACCACCAAAGGTTTTAAGTTTAGTGTGTCTCAGAACTACAATAACACAGTTTTAGACAATGCAACCGATGTGAAGATATACGATGACTTAGTTGTGCTTTTTTGGGGTACGATTAAAAACAGAAAGAAAAAAGATGACAGTTTTATTTATGAATTTCATTGTTTCGATAGGCTAATAGGCTTAGACGATATAATGTTGGACTATGAAACTTTGAATACTGATACTATTGCTTTATCGTCTTATGTTAACATAGATAATATTAGTAGAGCAAATGTGGGATTTTTAGACTTTTTAGAAAATGTAGTATTCAAACAATTAACTGGAGCTACTGGCAATTTAACCACTACAGCTATTGATAGTTTTATCATACTCCAATCAAAGGCAGTAGTAGACGATGTGGAGGGTTCTTCAACTGAAAACTTTACATACTCAGATTTAAGATTAGGAGTCTCTACCATTTGGGCAATAAACCAAGATTACGCTATTTCGCATACTAAAATAGCATCTAATGATATAGAGGGGTACGACACATTAGAACACAAAATAACCTTGTTAGACTATTTAGATCAGATACTAAAACTATTCACTTTAACCTTGAATTTTGACCCAACAAATACTCTTGCTACAAGTCGCTATATACTGAGCGATGCACAAGCTGAAGAGTCTTATAGTGTAACCGATGACTTAACCTTTAAAAAAGATATATCTGATGTGTTGGCAACGGATGCGAACGGCACACATTGGGAACTGAATGGGAGCGTAAGAACCAATTACGCAAGTCCAACAAATACAAATAGTAGCTTGGTTCTGCTTGAAGTTGGTACTGGCGATACTAAATTGCAATGGTATAAGAATATGATGTTCTTCCTTCAAGGGAAATGGGTGGGTGCTATTGCTGGGGATGTGTACAATCATACGTCCAGTGGTGCTACTATTCTGAATTATGCAACTTCTTGCGCTAACCCAAACGACAATGACTTTACGGGGGACAGTTTAGGTTACAAAATGGAAAGTGAAGTTGGATCGGATAGAACAGAAACAACAATAACAACTGATGTAAATTTAGCAATTAAAAACGTACAATTAAGGTCAATCGATTTGGAAGATAATACAATGACAGTAGTAGAGGTGAGTTAATGGGAAGGACAAGTTTAATACAATGGGAAGCACCAAGGTTTTACAAAAGCTCGAGAGCTTCTGCTGTCGTGTTCACCGTGAACACATCGATAGACAATCAATGGGTAACTACTGCTTCGCCCCACGGCTTAACGGTTGGTGACTTGGTGGTATTTGTTGAGGACGGTGGATTGCCCGCACCATTGGTAGCTGGCACCATATATTCAGTTTTCGAGAATGCAAGTACAAATAATTTTACAATTACCTTAAACGGTGCTGACATAGTCACTTTTACGACTAATGGATCGGCGCCGAATGAGTATGAGAATTATTCAGTAAGTACGATTTTAACTAACTTCATAGTCACAGCGGATAACGCAATAAACAGAGCTTTCTGGCATGAGTCAATCATCAATAATCATAGAGAAATAGTAAATGCGGATAAAATGCACTGGCAATTAGAGTTCAGATTGCAATTATTCAAAACAGCCTCGGTTTCTACAAGGCGGGCAAACTTCGATGAACTTTTTGGATATTTATATTCTGATGTTTTTGTTTCGAGGTTCAATGAAGATGGTGTTGGCTCAGTAGTGATAAGAGATTCTTTAGGTGTGCCAGTTACTTTTGTAATGGACTCTTTCGAAACGTCATTTTTAACGCAAGCAAATTATGAAGATATTTTAACGATAGGTCTAAAATCAAAAGACCCGATAGATTTAAGCGAAACATTTTAATAACAATAATGGAGATGTAATGAAAAAAATAGTTTTCTTTTTAATGATTTTAAGTGTTTTGGGTTTTTCCCAAAGACGCACAATGTGGGACGCACCCAATAGCTCTACTACCTTGTTAGATTCTGCTGCAACATTTAGTGGCGAAGTCACTAATTCAATAAGCAATGGGAGTTGGTCAAGTATTGCGGTGTCAGTATATAATAATCATGCTGCTGGTGTTAGTGGGACGTTGAGAATCAGATTCAGCACCGATGGCACAAATTGGACGGAAACCAACTCTTATACTATAACAACGGATACAGAGTCTGCACCGAGAGTTTTACCTATAACATCAAGATATTATCAAGTATTATTTGTAAACGGTGCTGAAATACAGACAGAATTTAGACTTTCAACAATGCTATTTGAAGATGATATGAGCGTTGGAGACGTTTTATCGGACTCCGTTGCGGTTACAATAGCTAACACGGTGGCAGTATCCGCTGGTGCCTCTGTTGGGAATGACACTTTTGGGTATGCGACTAACTCAATTTCTGCGGTAGAAGTTTTAGGTGGTGCGGTAACTACTAAGAAGGTTTTAATAACCAACTTCACAGACGGCACTATAATCTATATTGGCTCAGATGCTTCGGTAACTGCATCTAATGGGATACCGTTGAATTACCTCGATAGTTACGAGTTGACCGTTTCAAATCTGAATAAAGTTTATATAATTTCTTCTGGAACTACTGATGTTAGATATTCTTATGAGAATTAAATGAAAACACAATCAATTAAAATAGTACGTGGGGACGATAACAATGTAGCTAATTACCGGTTAAAAGTCCTCGGAGATTATACTGGAAATACAGTGAAGTTGACCGTTAAAAACACCACCTCACTATTAGACGATAGATATGTTGACCTAACAGTTACCTCGACTTTCGATAATATTTGGACTTGGTTTTCTGGAACTATTTTGAAAGCAGATACGCAAAGTTTAAGTTTCGATTCGATGGTTTGGGATTTAGTCTCAGATGAAGAGGAAACTTTATATAGTGGGAAAGTTGATTTTGTCCACGATGTAAGGAGTCCTTCAGATGGCTCTGCTTTAGTTAATGCATATAAATATCTAAGGGTGTCATTAACTGATGGTGTTGCAACAGAAGAAAAATCCGTTGGTTTTGCCGGTTTGATAACTTATGCTTTCTCTGCTGGTACGTTGACGATAACCTCAGATACAAGCGGAGACTTCTCGAATGATATTTTTATAAACATAAACCAATTAGATTGCAATTATTCTTATGAAAGTACAACAGAATTAACGGTAACACCAAATTCTGGATATGGCACGCTAATCGTAATCATAAGCAAGGATGCCTAAATGTCTTTAATATATAGGTACTTAAGAATTAAACTTGAAGCTGGGGTTGCAACAGAAGAAAAATCCGTTGGTTTTGTTGGGACTATTTCGTATTCTTTTGCGAGTGGTATTTTAACAATAACATCAGATACAAGTGGCGACTTCCCGACTGGGATATTCATAGATACAAACCAATTAGACTGCGACTATTCTTATATAAGTAGTCAAGAACTGACAATAACACCGAATAGTAGTTATGGTGTTTTAATGATAATAATAAAAAAGGATGTGTAATGAAAAATATGTTAATATTACTGATTCTATTCTCCAGCTTAATTTATGCGCAGCCACGAACTGGCTTAGGCACGAGCGGGCAGTTGGACACAGTAATCGTAAAGCAAGAATTGATTTTAGATTCCTTGAACATCTCAAACAACTTGCAAAGGACGAATAATTTAACCATCAAGGATTCTTTGACAGTTGGAACAAATTTACAAAGGGATAACATCACGGAACTTGAAGGGGTGAACACTAAGATCACTTCTGGAAATGCCTTGCTAACAACTGGTAACTCAAACACTGGCACCAATAACACTTTAACTACAAGCACGAATACAAAACTTGATAGTTTAGAAGTATCTGCGAACGTGAGAACTACGTTGACGAATACAACTGGCGGATATGGTGCAAAATCTGTTTTAATTACAGCTACACAACTATCAAGTTCAAGCGTGGCATGTAAGACAATAACGATTACGAATAATACAAACGGCTCTATCTTATACATTGGCTTTGATTCTTCAGTAACAACAACAAACGGAGCGGATGTTTTAGGATATTTGGATAGTTCCACATTAACGATTAACAACTTAAATAAAATTTATCTAATAGGAAGTTTAACAATTGATGCGAGGTACAGATATGAAAATTAAACAATATTTAGTCTTACTATTCTTAATGGTAAGTGTAACATTCGGACAAATAAATCGTTCAAATTGGAACTCAGCGTTAATAGACGCATGGAGTAGCCCAGTTGGTGGGTTAATCTTAAACGGAGTTGACCAATCTGCAAGTATTCCAGATAATGCAAATCTTAATTTTGGTACTGGAGATTTTAGTATTGAGCTTTATTTCAAAACTGGGGATGATGTTACCTCGACACAAGCCGTTTTTGCTAAAGACATCGATGCTTATACTACTTTTATACTTAATAGCGAAATTTATACATTTATTGGTGGTTCTGGGAGTGTCACAAGATACCCTATCCTAGCTAATACACTATATTCTTACATTGTGACTAGAACTGGAGCGACTTCAACCACATATCTACAGAATATTAATCTTGGGACAACAGCCATTGTCGGTGGCGACATATCTAATAGTATTGACTTAGGGATAGGTGATAGAACCACCTCCACCCCGAATCCTTTTGTGGGTATTTTTTATTACGCCAAACTCCACAACCACGCCCTAACCCAAGCAGAAGTAACAGACAGATGGAACAACGGACAACCTTTAGATTTTGTTGAACCTTTTGAGACGAGGGATGCGAGTAATGATGTTTTAATTCCACAACCATTAGATTTCACTTCTGATTGGGTTGGTCTTAGTGTTGGCGTAGTAACCGCTAACGAATTTAATACTCCTAGTAGTGCTGGTGGAATGTATATAACGGCTGGTATTCAACTAGGGAAAAATTATATTTTAAGAATGATAGGCACAACTGATGCAAGCTCGATGAGGATCCTTACTGGTTCTGTTGGCAAAACTATTAAATCAGGCATAGCAACTGGTGCGATAGATGAAACTATTGAGTTTTCTACTTCTTCAATAAGTGGGGATGGGGATTTATACATTAGGGCTGACAATGCATCAACTACAAGTTTCACGACTTTGACCTTAACAGAACAAGGCAACACCCTATCCCTCCCATACGACAAAGCTGGGACAAATGGCTGGGTTGGAACATTAGGTGGCGAGGTTGTAGTAGCTAATACAACTGGAAGTCCAATATCGCCTTTAGGCTTATCTGATGGTAGAAGTGCTATAGCTGCTACAAGTGTTAATCTGATTACTTCGCAAAAGAATAATAGATTAATAGAGAAAGTATTGATTAAAAATACTGGTGCAGCAACTGGTACATGGGCAGTTGGAACTACTACTGGTGCAACTGATTTAGGTACTGGTTCGGTAACAGTAGCTGAAGAGTATGATACTTTGGTCCTCAATGAGTTCAAAGGAACTGGGCGAGACATTTGGGTAACTGGAGATGCTGCAACTACTATGTCATTTTTCTTAATTTATTCAAAGGTGGATTAAAATGTTTGAGCTAATAAAAAAACAAGAAAACTGTACTCATATCAAAATATATCGTCTTGAAAAAGACGGTATACATTGTATGGGTGGTTTAGGAATATTCATTGAAGTTGATAGTGTTGAACTTTTTGAAATTCAA